CTGCTACGGTAATTCTTTGCCTTAACTCTGCTTTCTGAGTCATAAGAACAGTTACATCACTTTCTTCTTTTTGCATCATACGAATTGCTGCAAATGTTACAACATACTCCGCATACCCATTGAGATCGTCCCAGAGTGTAGCAACATCTGTACTAGATGCAAATTGAGCAGCAGTAGGAATATACCAAATTTTAACTTCTCTCACCCCATCAGGTTTAGGAGTAAATACGAGATTTCCCCCAACTAATCTATATCTTATATTAGCTAAACCTAGAACACTCCATGTTCCCCAATTTTGATAAATATTACGTTCATTAAAGTTAAACGGACCTATAGTAAAAAAATCAGAGCCATTAATTTTAGCATCTATACCTCTTAACTTGTAAAAATCTGTTAGAGCTAAATCATAAGCAGACGTTGAGTCGTTAAGAGGATAACTATCTATATTAGCTGTAGTGTTAAAAGTAGAACTTTGAACATAGTAGTCTTCACCATACTCTTGAATAAGTATGTCAGTTAATTCTGATATTCCTGCGTTAATATAAGTTACTAACTCCGAATCTTGAACGAAGTCATTATTTTCCATATCCGATCTCTGTCTCGATCGAGACATAAGAGTAGATATAGTTACAGCAGCCATAATAACCCCCTAAAAAAGAGGAGCCTTAGCTCCCCTTAGTATTTATCTTCTTCTTTTTCTTCCATGCTAGAAACACATTTCTTAATAAAACCTTTCAGGGCTCTGGCAAACTTTTCCTTATCATCATCTTTAAATGAATCAAAGATAGCATCTACTTCAGATTTATAGTGATCGTAAGCAGAATCATGCCCACCTCGTTCCATAAAATCTGCATTTGCTTTTTTACCATCCTCGTGACTGTTGGGTTTTTTCTTAAACTTCTCCATAATGGAGACTATCATCGCTCCTTTGTCTTTTTTAGGTCCCATCATAATCATGATAAACTCCTTAACTTACGCCAACACCAGGCTGGTTAGAGTTTTTCAAAACTATATGAAACTTAACAGTATCACCAGCTCTAAAAGCAGCACCAGCACCACTAACATTCAAACCATAAGCAGTAAGGATTCCATCAGTAGAAACAGTGTCACCAGATAGAGTCCAAAGAGCCCCACCATAGGTAGAGATAGTAGAAGCAGGTGGTGTAGATGTTGTTATAGCTTCAAAAAACTTAACTTCAGGGTAGAGGTCTGAATCTCCACCAAACGCACCAAGAGTGATTTTATAAATTCCAACAGAAGGATCTCCCCATGAAATACTTTTAACACCAACACTTGCTTGTCGGTTAGTTAAAGCTGCTGAAGCATCCGTTCCTGTACTTTGATCAAATACCGCATCTTGGGTAGTTGACGCTATGGTAAATTGACCATAAATATGTTTAATTTCTTTGTCTAAGGCTTGTAGCCTATTAAAATTTCGATTAGCCATTTTATTTCTCCTTTAGTCTGAGTGGCATACACCACGCAGCAAAAAAGAGGAGTCCTAAGACTCCCCAATATTAAATTAAGATAATGCAATCCTAACATTGTAACCAGGTCCTCTACACCCTACTTGAGCATAGTAACCAACTCTGACTTCAACAGCATCTGCAGTAGATTCTCTTAAGAACCTTAACCCATCCGAGTCAAGAATCTTAGGAGCTTTACCCAAAGAGTAAAGTTTCCACATAGACATGTCGAGCATATAAGCTACGTTTTTAGGACAGTTTTGATCAGGAATACACTTAATAGGTCCTCTAGGTCCATGAATCAAAATACCTCTAAAACCAATTTGAGGATTTATTTTCTCATCAATATAAGAAACCTTAGAACCTAGAGCTTTTTCTAGATCGGCAAAGTTAGAGTAATTCATGAAACAAATATCAGGTTTTCCACCTTCTCTAGCTGCTCTAGAAGCTGCACCAATAAAACCTTCTTCAAGTGGTAGAGAAGAAGCATCAAATCGAATCCCACCCAAACGAGTAGGGTCAACACTTCTATCAACACTAAAAAAGGTTGTAGAAGTAGGAGCCGTTGAAGGAACCCAAGCATCTAGACCTTTAATTTTTGCATCATAATCACCAATTTGATAAATATAATCATCAGCAACTACAGCTACAGAAGCAAGAGTAATAACTCCAGTATCTCTATTAACAGCAGATACTACTGAACCAGTAGTACTTGAAGGGTTAACAGTTCCACTAGAACCTGTTTTAGTAGCATTAAATTGAAGAGTCATACCAACTTCAAAGTTAGTAACATCATCAATTTGTTTAAGAGTTATAGTAGTCGCAGTTCCATCAGTACTTGTTACTTGTCCCAAAGCTCCTGAACCGTCTCCGAAAAGACCGATAGCCAAAGATCGGGAA